CTAGTAGGATTCTTATGGCTGTGCGTGACCATCAGCCCATTGCTGTTGGAATTGAACGAGGAGCTTTGAAGAACGCAGTTCAGCCCTACCTCAATGACTTGATGAGGAAGAACAACGTCTACTGCCATGTGACAGACTTGACACACGGAAATAAAAAGAAGACTGACAGGGTTGTCTGGTCTTTACAAGGTAGGTTTGAACATGGCAGGATCACCCTGAACGATAACTTGGACAAGAGTGATTGGAAAGAGTTCATCGACCAGTTCCTGATGTTCCCTACAGCTGGCGTTCACGATGACTTAATAGATAGTTTGTCTTACGTCGACCAACTCGCTGTAACCAGTTATAATACAGATTATGACGACGATGAATACGAACCGCTTGACATTGTTAGTGGCTTCTGATACTATATTACTATATGAAAACATGTTCACGTTGTAAAGAAGAAAAACCATTTGAGTTTTTTGGGAAACACTCTAAAAACAAAGATGGATACCAGTATTATTGCAAGGCATGTCGTGTTAAAGTTTGTGCGGATTCTTTTTCTAAAATTAGTATAGAACAAAAAAACAAGAGAAACAAAGCCACAAAAGAGTGGAGAGAACAGAATAAGGCACAGCAGCAACAGTATCAAAAACAGTACAAGAAAAATAATAGAGCAAAGTTAACATCTTTAGAACGTAAACGCCAAACAGCGAAATTAAACCGCACTCCAAAATGGCTTTCAGATTTTGATTATTTGCATATTCAGTGCTTGTACCAAGTTGCCGCAATGCGCACAAAGGAAACAGGATATAAATGGAATGTAGACCACATAATCCCATTACAAGGTAAAAAAGTAAGCGGCCTGCACTGCCCTTCTAATTTAAAAGTTATCCCTGCTATAGAGAACCAGAGAAAGAATAATAAATATGATGTCTGAAGAAAATAAAGCTACAGAGTTTGAAGAACCCACGGAAGCCGACAAGGAGCTTGTAAGCTTTGTCGTTGGGCACTGTGATTCGTGGAGAGACTGGAGAAATTCTAATTATTTAGAAAAATACGACGAATACGAGCGTATCTTCCGTGGTGTGTGGGCCTCTGAGGACAAGACTCGTGACTCAGAGCGTTCACGTATCATCTCCCCTGCCACTCAGCAAGCAGTTGAGACTCGTCACGCTGAGATCATGGAAGCTATCTTCGGTAACGGAGACTTCTTCGACATTGAGGATGACGTAACCGATGTGAACGGTACTGAGCTGGACGTTAACCAGATCAAAGCTCAGTTGATGGATGACTTCAAGAAGGACAAGATCCGTAAGGCTATCGACCAGATCGAGTTGATGGCTGAGATCTACGGTACTGGCATTGGCGAGATCATCGTCAAGCAAGAAAAGGAGTACGTTCCAGCTACTCAGCCTATCCCCGGTGTTATCGGTCAGGCAGCTATCGGTGTTCAAGAGAAAGACCGTACAGCAGTCAAGATCATGCCTGTCAACCCCAAGAACTTCTTGTTTGACCCCAACGGTACATCAGTGGATGACTGCTTGGGCGTAGCAGTTGAGAAGTACGTTGGCCTGCACAAGATCGTCAAGGGTATCGAAGACGGTATCTACCGTAAGGTCAACGTTGGTCCTATGTATGACACTGAGGACTTGGAAGTCACTCAGGAAGACACACAGTACCAGACAGACAAAGTTAAGCTGTTGACATACTATGGCTTAGTTCCCCGTGAATACCTCATGGAGATGGGTGACAAAGAAGAGCTGATGGACTTGTTCCCTGAAGAAAGCGACGCTGACGAGTACACTGACATGGTGGAAGCTATTGTCGTTATCGTCAACGACTCTACTCTCCTCAAGGCTGAAGAGAATCCTTACATGATGAAGGATCGTCCAGTTGTGTTGTACCAAGACGATACAGTTCCTAACCGTATCCTAGGTCGTGGCACAGTGGAAAAAGCTTACAACATGCAGAAGGCTATTGACGCTCAGATGCGTAGTCATTTGGACTCACTGGCTTTGACCACAGCCCCGATGATCGGTATTGACGCTACCCGTCTACCCCGTGGTGCTAAGTTCGAGGTTCGCCCCGGTAAGGCTATCCTGACCAACGGTAACCCCAACGAGATTCTCCAGCCGTTCAAGTTCGGTCAGACAGACGGTAACAACATGACCACCGCCCAAGCCTTTGAGCGTATGCTGCTACAGGCCACAGGAACCTTGGATTCTCAAGGCATGGTGTCTCAGGTTGCTCGTGACGCTGGCGGGGCTGGTATGTCAGCTGCTATGGCTTCTATCATTAAGAAGTACAAGCGTACCCTGACCAACTTCCAAGAGGATTTCCTGATCCCATTCATCAAGAAGGCTGCCTTCCGCTACATGCAGTTCGATCCTGAGCGTTATCCCTCAGTCGACATGAACTTCATGCCTACAGCTACTTTGGGCATCATGGCACGTGAGTACGAACAACAGCAGTTTATCGCTCTGTTGCAGACTTTAGGCCCAGATACCCCTGTTTTGCCTGTCATCTTGAAGGGTATCGTCCAGAATAGCTCACTGAGTAACAAGAATGAGATGCTGGCTGGTTTGGATCGTATGGCACAGCCTAACCCTGAGCAACAGCAGATGCAGATGCAACAACAAATGCTTGCAATGCAGACAGCACAAGCTCAGTTGGCTCTGTTGCAGGCTCAGACGGCTGAAAGAGCTGCAAATGCCCAACAAACTCAGGTTGAGACTGCGATGATGCCAGAGGAACTGCGAGTTAAGGTGGTTCAGGCAGCTTCCAACAACCTAGACCGTGGCGATGACTTCGGTAAACGCCTCCAATTGGCTGATCGAGTGCTGAAAGAGAAGGAAATTAACCTTAAAGCAGCAGATATTCAGTCCAATGAGCGCATCGCTGCCCTCCAAATGATGAAAAGAGCATCAAATAGTTAAAAACTTAAAAAAAGTGTTGACAAAGTGCTACTTTTGTGATAGAGTAGCGTTATTGTAACTAATACGTTCTCCTAATGGACAAAGAACTCCAACCGTGTCCTGTATGCAAGACTACAGAACATCCAAAAGCTGTGAGCAAAGGGCATTTATGTAAGCCCTGCGCAAAACAGAGAGTAAGAACTTGGCAGCTTGCTAATCCTGAAAAATTCTTCTTTAATCAGTTGAAATCGAAATACGGGATAGAAAAAGAGCAATATCTAGCTAAGTTGGTAAAACAAGGTGGTCGCTGTAAGATTTGCCTCGAAGTTGAGACAGATGTGGATAAACGGACAGGGAAGGTTAGAGGTTTAAGTGTAGACCATAACCATGAAACAGGCCAGATTAGAGATTTGTTGTGCCGTAGGTGTAACACTTCATTAGGCCTGTTAAAAGAAGACCCTGCTCGTATTCAGAATATGTTGAATTACTTAGAGGAACACAATGAACACTGAGTTACAGAAATTCTATGAAGAAGCGTTCTCTATGATGGCTACCTTAGGGTGGAAGGACTTCATGGAGGACATTCAAAAGGTTAAAACCAATTATAACGACCTGTCAACTGTCGCGGACACACAAGAACTTTATTTCCGTAAAGGACAGCTTGACATCTTGAATTGGCTTTTAGGGCTGAAAAGCTCGTATGAGAAGACTTACGAAGATCTTCAGGCATCGGGGGACATTTAACTATGGCTTTACGATTCTTTGACTTCCTTTGTGAGAATTCCCATAAAACCGAGGCATTAGTTAAGGACGATGTGTACACAACTTCTTGTAAGGTGTGCGGCGCTGAAGCCCAACGAACTGTCTCTGCCCCCATGATGAAGTTAGAAGGCATTACAGGCTCTTTTCCAAGTGCCTATGACACATGGGAGCGCAAACGGGCTGAAAAGCTCGTACAAGAGAGAAAACAAAACTCATAAGCCACATTATAAGGCCGAGAAGTAGTTTCTATTTTTAAATACTCCTAGAACCGTTATACCCGGCAGGAAAGGAAATTCAATATGTTAGTAGATGATAACGAAGAGTTAGGCTCAGGTAGTGAACTGGGCGCGGTGGAAGAACTGCAACAGGCACAAAAACAACAGGAACCACAGCAACCGTCTTTTGAAGTCCCCGAGAAATACAAGGGCAAGACAGCAGAAGACATCATTAAGATGCACCAAGAGGCT